CCTATTCCAAACGCTCCTTAACGGTGAACGTGAAGACGTTGCCCTACTTTGTGAAGCGCGTCTTCGGGTTAAATCTACCACCGAGCGTACCCGTGCTCAGCGGTTTCTCGACATTAGTCAACGTGGCGCCTTACCAGTACCTCTCTCCTACTACGGTGCGCAGACGGGTAGGTGGACGGCGGCCAAGGGCTCGGCCATCAACATGCAAAACCTCAAGCGAGGTTCGTTCCTACGCAAAGCAATTATGGCTCCCGAAGGATACCAACTCGTTGTGGGGGATCTTTCGCAGATTGAACCGCGAGTACTCGCGTGGCTTTCGGATTACCAAGATATGCTCACAATCTTCAGGGCAGGCGGTGACCCTTATGCCGCGTTCGGAGCGCAGATGTTTAACATACCCGGACTTAGTAAGGAGTCACATCCAGACCTACGGCAGTCTGCGAAAAGTGCGCTCCTTGGGTGTGGCTACGGACTTGGGTGGGCGGCGTTTGCGTCGCAACTTCTTGTCGGATTCCTTGGTGCACCGCCCGTTAGGTACGAGAAAGACTTTGCAAAGAAGCTAGGCGTGGATGGCCGGTACATCGACAAGTTCCTTGAGTGGGATGACAACCACAAGAAGATGATGGAGATACCGCACACCTGTACCGATCTGGAGCTACTCATTCACTGCGTAGCGGCCAAGAAGATCATCGACAAGTACAGGGCTACAGCGCACCCCGTTGTGAGCTTCTGGGACATGTGCTCTGGCCTGATTCAAACATCGCTTGCAGATGGCAAAGAGTTCGTGTATAAATGTATTACCTTCAAGAAGGGGGAGATAGTTTTGCCAAACGGCATGAGCTTGCTCTACCCAGACCTGCGACAAGAGAAGGATGACAAAGGTAGGAGCCAGTGGGTATACGGGCCAGACGCTACCAAGCTGTACGCAGGCAAGATCACGAACAATGTGGTGCAGGGCACTGCACGTATTGTGATGACGGATGGGATGCTACGAACTGCAAAGAGATACTTTGTGGCGGGAACGGTGCATGACGAGCAGATCGTTGTTGTGCCCGAGGCAGAGGTTGAGGAAGCTAAGACTTGGGTCTTGGCTCAGATGACTATGGAGCCGCCCTACATGAAGGGTATTCCACTGGACGCTGACGGTGGCGCGCATCGTCGATATGGGTTAGCAAAAAACTAAAAGGGGAAAGTATGAGATTGCCAACGCGTATGCGTGTGGGAAAGAAATGGTATAGCGTGGAGGTGGTGGAAGCCATGCTTCACCGCCGAGATATGGGGCGCACGTTCTACCCAGAGCAGTGCATCCGGCTTGGTAGGACAAGTAACATCACAGGGCGTAAGTTCAGCAAGGATGAGTTGGCTGATACGTTCTGGCATGAGGTTGTCCACGCCATACTGGAAGACATGGGGCAATATGATCTCAATAAAAACGAGGCGTTTGTCACACAGTTTGCCAACCGATTAACAGTAGCCATAAAGACTGCGAAGTTCGAGTGAAGCGGCGTGTATTTTTACTAACTACCCTCACCGCCCACACCCTAGCCCACGCTGAAAGAAAACGAATGACCAAGCCAATTACATGGAGCCACTCATCCCTCAAGGATTACGAGGGCTGCGCCCGTAGGTATCACGAAGTGAAGGTCTTGAAGAACTACAAGTTCCAAGAGACTGAAGCGACGCGCTACGGCACGGTACTACACGAAGCGGCGGAACTCTACATCAAAGAGGGCAAGCCCATACCGCCTGAGTTTGCATTCATCAAGGATACGCTCGATGCCCTGAACGCCAAGCCCGGAAGAAAGCTGTGCGAGTACAAGATGGGGCTGACTGTGGACTTGCGACCTTGTGAGTTCCTTGGCAAAGATGTGTGGCTTCGCGGTATCGCTGACTTGCTCATCATTGACGACGAGAACTTAACTGGCTGGGTCGTGGACTACAAGACTGGCAACAACAAGTACCCAGATCGGGAACAACTTAAACTGATGGCGCTCATGGTATTTGCCCACTTCCCACACATTCGAAAGGTCAACGCAGCACTGCTGTTCGTGGTCAAGGATGATATGGTTAGAGCGTCATATACGATTGACCAAGCCGATGCAGAGTGGTGGCAGTATCGCCAACGCGTAGCTAGGATTGAGCAAGCGCATGCAACAGGCGTATGGAACCCGAGACCCTCACCGCTGTGTCCTTGGTGTCCCGTTACAACCTGCGAAAACCACCCAAAACATTAAGGAGAAAACTATGCACATTTACGACATCGACATCGTGTCAGACTCAGACGAAGGCCGCACAGTCAACGTGTGGACAGGCAGAGCCAACAACATGGCCGAAGCCCTACAAGACGTGATGGACAAAAACAAAAACTCACTCATGGGCAAGACAGAAGGCGCTGTTATGGTGACAATCGTTAAGCAACTTTCAAAGCAAGCAGAGATTGCAAACTTTGAGGCAAGAGCTAAAGTAGAGCAGATGTCCCCCGAGATGGTACGCCTCATGACCATCGAGTCTGATGTCTCTCTCGCTGAATTATTTAAACCCCCTGTTAAACATTAGGAGCAATCATGGCTACACGCAACTACCGCAGTGAGTACGACAACTACCAAGGTACGCCCGAGCAGATCAAGAAACGCGCAGGTCGAGTCAAGGCTAGGCGCATGATGGAGAAGACAGGTGCAGCCACCAAGGGTGACGGCAAAGATGTAGATCACATCAAACCCATGCGCTCAGGCGGTACGTCCACGAAGGGTAACCTTCGAATGCGAAGTAAGTCAGCAAACCGATCAGATAATAAATAAACGGAGAAAGCATGGAAATCATCGAGGACAAAGCACTTGTCTTTCGCACCCGCAACCCACAGAAGTATCAGGTAATCCCAAAACACAAAGTCATCGAGCGTATGGATGGTGGCTACGACGTGGCCGTGTATTGGGGTCTTGATGAGTGTCGGGTACTGCGTAACTTAGGTGTTAAAAACATTCAATCGCCTATCACTAGGCGCTACAACTGGCCGGGTAAATACAAACCCATGGCACATCAAAAAGATACTGCATCTTTTTTGACGCTTAACCGAAAAGCCTTCGTGTTTAGTGAGCCGGGCACTGGTAAGACACTCTCAGCTTTGTGGGCGGCTGACTACTTGATGCAACGTGGTGAAGTCAGGCGTTGTTTGATTCTGTGCCCCTTGTCGATCATGCAGTCTGCGTGGCTTGGTGACTTGAACAACAGTATCATCCATCGCTCTGCCATCGTCGCGCACCATGCGCAGGCTAGTCGCCGTATCGAGATGGTTCAGCAAGATTACGAATTTGTAATTGCCAACTACGATGGGTTGAATCTGATCGCTGACGAAATCAATAACGATGGGCGCTTTGATCTGGTTATTGTTGACGAGGCCAATGCGTACAAGACCATCACAACCAAGCGTTGGAAGACCCTCAAGTCCATCATCAAACCCAACACATTCCTGTGGATGATGACGGGTACACCCGCATCGCAGTCGCCTGCTGATGCGTATGGTCTGGCTAAACTGGTCAACCCCGAGGGTGTGCCCAAGTTCTTCACTGCATGGCGAGATCAGGTCATGCACAAGGTAACGCTCTTTAAATGGGCGGCTAAACCAAACGCACCAGAACTGGTACATGAAGCGTTGCAACCTGCAATACGCTTCACAAAAGAAGCGTGTTTAGATTTACCCCCTGTCCTTACCATGACGCGTGAAGTCCCGCTGACCCCACAGCAGGCCAAGTATTACAACCTTCTCAAAGACAAGATGATGGTATATGCGGCAGGCGAAACGATCAGTGCAGTCAATGCCGCCGCAGGGGTATCCAAGCTCTTACAGATAAGTTGTGGTGCAGCCTACACCGATGACAAAGAAGTGGTGGAGTTTGACTCAGCGCCTCGCCTTGGTGTGCTTGAGGAAATCTTGGAGGAGACGACACGCAAGGTCATCATCTTTGCTTTGTTCCGTAGCACCATCGACTCCATCCACAACCACCTCTTGAAGAGAGGCATCGCCAACGAGTGCATCCACGGCAGTGTGACCCCGCCCAAACGCGCAGACATCATCAGGCGGTTTCAAAACGAGTCTGAGCCTCGCGTGTTGGTGATGCAACCGCAAGCTACCGCACACGGGATTACCCTAACTGCCGCTGACACCGTGGTTTTTTATGGGCCACTCATGAGCGTGGAGCAATACGTGCAGTGCATAGCACGAGCCGACCGCAAAGGTCAAGATTCCGACAAAGTTACTGTGATACACATTCAGGGTAGCCCGATTGAGAAGAAGATGTTTAAAGCATTACAAGACAAGGTAAGTGATAACTCTTTACTTACTGAGATGTTCGACACAGAAATAAATTCATGAAAGGGGGTTGTATTGAGTTAAAAATTATGTAAACTGTCAAACCTTAGACAAAACAAACACAGGAGAAAGCACAATGTCTGAAGAAACCCAAGAGCCAGTACCGCTGGACAGGCTCGCAAAAATCTATCGCAAAATCAAGGAGCGCATCGACCGCTTGACTCAAGAGTACGACACCGAAATGGAAACTCTTAAAGGTCAGCAAGATGAAATCCGCTTTGCGATGAAAGACCAAATGAAGTCCATGGGCGTCAAGTCCGTGCAGACTTCCTTTGGAACTGTGTCAATGGTGACCAAGACGCGTTACAACACGCAGGACTGGGACTCATTCAAGAAGTTTATTCTTGAGCATGAAGTCGTGGACTTGCTGGAGAAACGCATCGCGCAAACCAACATGGCACGGTACCTCGAAGAGAACCCGGGCTCTCTCCCGCCGGGC